GGACTAGGGTTCCGTCTGTTTCCGTAGTGCTGAAGTTGACCTGAACAGCCGTTATCGGAAGGTCGATTGGCTCACCCACTATGGGGTCCCAGTCAGGGCCCGTGGTTTGCCCAGGCTTGCGCAGGATCATCGCTCGCCCTTCCTCACGGATTAGCTCACGTGCGACCTCAGCTAATTCTTTATGCTCTGCGCTCATAGCTTTCCTTCGGGCAATAAAAAACCCGCTCAATGGCGGGCTAGATGAATCTGCTTAGTTAAACCTTGTTCCGCTCGACAGCTTGCCGAACGATCATTTGGAACTGCTCTACAGTTAGCCTAACCATGCCCTTAGGAGGCACCTTCTGCGAGTGCCCATATTCAAGCGGGATGGCGTATATCAAGCAGTTGGCTATATAGGCTAGATCGCCCAGCTCTAATGTCTCAGCCATCGCCCTAAGTTTGGCAATTGTTTCGCTACCCTCATCGTCGTATGCATCCAGGCTGTGATTGGCTGGACGGTCTTTCGTCAGCTGCCAGTTAGCCTTGAACCTACCCGTAAGCACTGGCGAAAGGTTGATTACTGTCTCTCCGCAGACGATGACCACATCCTTGAAGGTCTGCTCTATGGCTGCCAGGGTCTTAAGCTGCCACTGCTCGATCTGAGCCGTGAACATGCCTTGCTTGCCGCCGTAGCGGCTTGTCATATGTGCGCCGCGTGGCATGGCTTACCTCACTTCCATTTAACTCGATAGCTGACAGTGCACCGGCAGTTGGCTAGCTCATCCCATCCCGCGCCTAGTGATCCATCGCCTGGATACATAAGCAGCGCCCCCTTCGGAGACCTGAAGGGTTGATCCAGGAGCACTTTTTGCCCGGTCATAGTTGCATGGGTATGCCGGACCCGCATGTCACCCTTGGATTTCCATATCTTCTCAATACTGACAGGCGCTACCGGTTGCCTTGCGAGGTCCTGATAGAGTTGATTCCAGCCAGCGTTATAGGCTCTTAGGGTCTCAGTTCTTGCCAGCATCTCAGCTCTGGCCTTTAACTTACGGTCGGCATAGGCACCAACGATGCGCGTCGCGTCTGCCTTGCTTACAGGCTTATTTGCCTCAATGGCCTCGATCACAATGCGGTCCAGCCGCTTGTCACGGTCGATACGGGTCATGTACTGCTTCATCTGGGCAGGATCGCCGCTCAGCAACTGGTCCATCGCCCTGGTAACAGCCAGAGCATCATTGCCAGTCAGGCCAATAACGCCACCTGTTCTATTACCGGTCTGAGCACTTACCCTGCCGACCACGTCCAACGCCGTTTCCCGCACTGATTGACCTCGATTGATGCCGGCGGCCACGGTTGTGCGGATCGCATCACCTTGACCATCCGCAATCTCTTTGCGCAGGGCTTCGGCGGTCTCCTTGAGCCATGCCTGTGACTGGTCGCTGTGTGGGTCGAATTCAATAGGCCTGCCGCCTGGAGCCTTGATCACTTCCGAGCGGCCACCTTTGATATAAGCCGTGCGGATAGCCTCGATTAGAAGAGCAAAAGCGCCCAACGCCAGAAGCGTATCCAGCCCCTGCGTGTTCTGCTCTTCGATAAGGCGTTCCACCTCAGCAATGGTCGCCGCATCCACTACAGAGCGTATCTGATCGAGATAGGCACGCTGAAGAGCAGGCTCAAGCCCCTCGATAGCGGCTAGTATCTCGGATTCAGTCATACCACCATCACTCCAGGCAGCTCATAACGGGCAATCAGCACAGGCGCGATCAGGTTATCGATTACGCTTACAACCGGCGTAGAAGGTGCTGATCCCAGTTCACCCGGCTCGAAGAACTCCCGCTCAATTACGTCTACTTTCTGCCGCTTCACAAGCTTGGAAGGCACGTAGTCCGGGGAGAGGCTGCCTGGGGATGACAGCTCGCGAATAGCGGCTTCATACGTGGCGTACTCGACCTCAACCGGAACCTCGTCATCAGGGATGGGGTTGCCGTCGTAGTCAGTAGCGCCTGTGCGAGGCCACTCAAGTGCCTGCCCTCTTCCGCCAGTTTTTGTGCCTGGAAAGAGTGACATCCAGCGGCCAGAGGTAAACTTCTTCCGGTACTTTGAATCAATGTACTGGCTACCTCTGATTAAGGCAGCCTCTTTATCCTCATTGGATCCGCTCCAGCCAGAATTCATACGTGCAGCGTGATAAGAGTCAGCCCCCTCTACCGATCCGTAAAACTGAACCATGGTTTCAGCCCCTTCGTTATGGGAGTAACGCCAGCAGGCGCTTGAAGTAAGGCTTTACGATTTCTTTCAAGGCGTCATAGCCAGCATCATTCGGATGGACGTTGTCGCCGGTAAAGCCTGTCTTGATCTGGTCCTGGCCTGCCGCATCTCGATCGCCTGTGATAGCCGCGGCATACCCTTTGAATACCACCCCGTTCACCACGCCAGGTAAGAACTTGGCGTTGTAGTCACGGCGGACCTGGTCGTTAGCCCCGACATTGCGGTAGCTGGTGTTAACCGGAGTAGCCTCGGGGAAGAAGATGATTGGTCGCATGTTGCGCTGCTGTAGCGCTGCATAGACCCTTCCAAGTGCTGCCTTGTATCGGCGTTGAGCCGCTACAGTCATCCCTGTATTGGCTGCCACATCGTTACCCGACCAAGGTGCATAGCTCAGCACCGTAGGTTTAACCATGTCGATGTGGTCTTCAATCATCCGGCTATACAGGTCAGGCGCCTGTGCGTGTAGCGCTGCATTGAAGTATTCAATTGGCCGCTCAGGCGTGCTCAGCTCATAACAGGTGCGTTGGATGGCTCCATAGTCCCTGACGTTGCCGCCTAACCCCTCTTGGATACTGTCGCCCATGATCATCACTTGATGACCGCGCTTGGTCGTCATGTACTGAATTGCTGGTACGACAGCCTTGGCATCTCCGCCAGAGGTCACAATGTTGTTCTGGGTGAACGTCGCCTTATTCGTTACACCCTGAACCTCCTGGTTGGTGCTGCGGTAAATCCGGGGAGCCGAAGCGCCTCGCCAGTAGTACAGGTCGTTGTATGGAGTAGTCAGCGTAGAGCCTGCTGGATACTCGATACGAACCATGATCAATGGCCGACCTGATGCCGAATCCGTCCGAGCGATGCTGGGAAGGTAAACCATGTCTGACCATGGCAAGCTATAACGCTCTTCCGCTATCCGCATCGGCAGGTCAACTGAGGCCGCGCCGTTGTTCCACGTGACGTCTACCCATTCGCTAGCTTCTGGGGTAGTAAATACTTGGTAGTCAGCGGCAGGAACTGCTGCAACCACACCTACGCATGCTTTGACGCCGGTTACCGCGGCTGTATGAACGTTCGGGATACCGATGCGAAACCCAAGGAAGTCGGTTTCGACTTCAATAATCATGTGAAAGGTGATCGCATTGGCGGCAGGCTGAGTCTTCATCCGACCAAACAGGTGCTTGGTGAAGATGCTTGTACCAGTGGTCATCAGTCCACTAAACCGGTCTCTATCTTCCAGGTGGTCGTATACCGGCCCCAGAGATACTGGGAGGTGGCGTGGGTAGGTCATTTCCAGCTCCATTGTATTCAGGCGACCATGCAAAAACCCTGATGCGCCATGATGTATAGGAATAAGTGGGCGGCGAACCGCCCGAAGGGATTACTGACCTTGCTTGGCCTTAGCTTCTTCCAGCTTCTCGCGCAGGGTTTCCACCTTGCTACGGGTAGTGGCGTCGATGCCGTAGGTCTTCAATTCAGCAATCAGAGCCTCTTTTTCAGAGTCCTCGTTTACTGACTCAGCAGCATCTTCACCAACCACCAGAACCTTTTGGTCCAAGTAGTGCTTGATGTTCTGGCGGTCCTTGAACTTATCCCAATCCGCCACTTCCGCTGTCTGGCCGGGCAGGATGCGAATACCTGCCAGACCAATAGGGGTAGCGCGGTGAGTGTTGGTCACTTTAGCCATGATTCAGATCCCGTCCGTATAGGAGAAGAGCAGCGGCTGGCGAACATCCACGCCGCCCAAACGGAAGATGCCCGGTACTTCCCAGCGGATCGGGCCGGCCTGATACACAGGCAGGAAGCGATGCGGCATTGGGA